TTCCAGAATCATCAGTATCTTGCACGTCGCGCTAAGAATATACCAAAATTCTCTGCTGCGATGGCTGTGTGGCTGCAAAGTCGACACACTTTACTACCCAAGAATGATGCAAACGTTTTGCTCATTAAAAATGCGTATTTCCTTAAATGTAGGAAGTCAAACATCCGTAATGTAGATGCCGTATCTCACTTTGATACAACTATGGATGCATATTTTAATGAGCACTGTCTTAATAGCGTTTCAACATTCAGAGACCGTGCCCCACAGTGGTTGTTGCGTGAGCGAAGGTGTTCTGCCTTTGTTTCCGCTACATACTATTGAGGTGGCCCAGTTTTGGTTGATGGTTCATCTGCAAGTGTTGAACCTGCTCTTTTAGAACAGGTTAAAACACAGTGCATGGGCAAATTGTGCGTCAACCGTAATGGGGAACCTTACAAGGCCAGGAAATTTGTTGTTACTACTGGACTTGGCTCAAATCACAATTTGGGCGTATGTCATAACAATATAGATGTTATTGAGCGTGCTATGGTTGAACGCTATTTTCTTTGTAAACAAGATGATGGCTCGTATCGCCCCGCTTATAATGTCTCGCCAACTGCATATAATGTTAAGTTTTTGAAAGAATTTCGAACTATCGTTGCTGCTGATATGCCACGTTTACCTAGGCTTGAACGCCAACAAGTTGTTGACTGTTATCATGGACCTAAAAAACGTGTGTATACTAAAGCGCATGAGAGTTTAATTCTCGACCCTTTGGTTGAGAAAGATTCATTTCTTACTTCATTTGTGAAGTTTGGCAAACAAGATGTGAGTAAGGCTGGTCGGATTATTAATCCTCGTAGCCCTAGGTATAATCTTGAACTCGGAAGGTTTTTAAAACATTCCGAACACCATTACTTTAATGCTATCAACAAGGCGTTTGGTAAACGTACTTCCGCTACTGTTATTAAAGGGTTTAATGCTGATATATCAGCACAGATCCTTCATGATAAGTGGAGTCGTTTTATAAATCCAGTCGCAATTGGTTTAGATGCTTCTAAATTTGATATGCATGTTAGTACTGCAGCTCTTAAATATGAGCATTCCTTTTATAGGTTGTTGTTTCCTGGTTCACGACGACTTAAACAATTGCTTAATTGGCAATTAGTTAATAG